ACATGCAACAGTTCATTATCTATTGGTTAGTACCGTACTGCTTCCGCTTTGGTTTGTGAACCCGATACTATGGTGGAAATTAGGAATGTTACAATTAGTAAGTCATTTCCTGATCGATGTTTGGAAAGGTAGAATGAACGGTTGGTTCCCGTCACTTCAAAGCCCTGCTAATAAATTGCATTGGTATATTTTTGGATTTGACCAATTGTTGCATCAAGTCGTTTTAATCATCATAACATATTTCGCAGTATCATGAACCTCGATGCCAACAACAAAGACGGAAAGACTTCCGACCAAGTCCAGTCCATCAAAGATGTGATCAAAGCTGCCATGGATAAATTCCCAACGCTCGCCAACAAGCAGATGAAGCTGATTATAACCGGTGCCGTCTTTGGCAGCGAGTTTGAGCGTAACAAACATAGCTAAACCCATGCCACAAAAGTGTTATATTGCCGGTAAGGTCACCGGTCTTCCCGAAGCCATTTACAGGGCCCGGTTTCGCAAGGCAGAAATAGCGGTCACCATTTTGGGTTATGAACCGGTTAACCCGGTTGAGTTGCCGCACGATCATGATAAAACCTGGGAAAGCTATATGAAGGAAGCGCTGGCGGTAATGCTGCAATGTATAGCGGTTTATGCCATGGCCGGGTGGGAGGATAGCCGGGGCGCCAGCATCGAGGTGCAATTGGCGCGAGAGCTGAATATACCTGTAATCTTTCAACAATAAATGAAATCCAATAACAGCCGGGAAACTTCCTGTGACGGTAAAATACCTTACAATTCCAAAGCGGAAGCGTCGGCGGCAGCGGCATCGCTTGGCGCCAGGAGCCGCGTTAAAAAAAAGATCAATTCCTACAAATGCCAGTATTGCAATAAATACCATGTGGGCAATTCCAGGCATAAGAAAAAGCGGGGCAAGGGCTACGGGGACAAGCCGGACAAACCATTGGATCTTAAAAAGATCAAAATAAAGCACGGCGTCGACAAAGGCTTCTATTTCATCAAAACCAACCTGCACAATGATACTGACTAATCATGGATAAAACTCTTTACTTCAACCTAAAAAATAAACTCATTGAGTTGGGTTACGGCGAAGAAATTGACTGGCAAACCAATGTTGGTGAATGTTCTAATAGCTGGGATTTCAGAGATGAGGCCATTTGGGTGATCCTCAACTCAGGCATGAAAGAACAAATCGCCCGACAGATTTGGAAAAGGATACAGGACGCGCGGGAAACAGGCAGAGATATTTCGGAAGTGTTCGGTCATACTGGAAAGGTCGGCGCCATTAAATATATCACAGCCAATTGCGGTAAGTTGTTTAGCGATTACGTTGACGCAAGCGATAAAATTGCATTCCTGAAAACCATACCATTTATCGGCGGCATAACCTGTTATCACCTCGCCAAGAACCTGGGTCATGACGTTGTTAAGCCCGACAGGCACCTGGTTCGCATCGCCCGGGAGCATGGATTTGAAAACTGTAACGTCATGTGTGACGAGCTCAGCAGGCATACCGGGGATAAGGTGAGCGTGATCGATATTGTGTTATGGCGCTCAGCTAACCTGGGCCTGATTTAGTTTATTGAATAATTTCACTTAATTTTATGCTGTAAAGAATAATTTGCATAATTACCCCATGCCTGACATCATTTATCGCAAAACGGTTGAGCTTGATCCTTTATATCAAAACCCCCGGTATATCAAGGACGCGGAGTTTGAAAGCCTTTGCAGATCGCTTAGGGACAACCCCGAATATTTTGAGGCGCGGCCTATCATCTTATCCAACCGGACCGGCCTGCTGGTGATCATAGCGGGCAACATGCGCCACAAAGCTGCTATTCATAATGGCCAGGCTGAAGTGCCAACGATATTACTAGAAGGGTTAACCGAGGAAAAAGAGCGTGAGATCATTATTCGCGACAACGTGAACAACGGGTCATGGGATTATGATATCCTGGCTAATGAGTGGGATAAAGATCAACTGATCGAATGGGGCGTACCTGGTGTTTGGGATTTGGGCGAAACCACCGAAGATGAAGAAAGCCCGGGCGCTGAACCGCAAAGAACCACTCCGCCCAGGATTGTAATTGAGTTTCCCACGGAGCTCATGCGTGATCAATGCCGGACCGAAATAGAGGAAGTTTTAAGAAGTTATGAGGGAGCGGAGATAAAGTGAAATATAGCAAAACCATACGTGATTTAATCTGTGAAATGGTCGCTACCGGCGAACATACAATTGAAGCGATTTGCGATCATGTAGGCATTGCAAAGGATACGTTTTATGATTGGAAGAAAAAGAAAGCCGACTTTTCCGACTCCTTAAAAGCAGCTGAAGAAAAACGATTGGACAATATTGGCATTTTGGCTCAATCTGGCCTAGCACTGCTATTAACTAAGCACGAATACGAAGAAACCAAAACCGAATTTGGACTCGATAAGAGCGGCAAGCCATTTAAAAAATCAGAGCTCCGAACCAAGAAGTTCATCATGCCGAACGCCGCCGCTGTGATATTTGCCCTGACCAACCGCAAACCGCAACATTGGAAACAGCGCCAGATCATAGCGCATACCGGCGAAGACGGCGGCCCGGTACAAACCGAAACTTTAATCAAGGTAGGCTATGGCAACCACCAGGACGACGACGAAGCCGAAGAGCCTGAGGTTTGATTTCAACCCCGACCTTTTCAATAATGTTTACTGGCACCTGAAAGCGGCCTTTGCCAATCTGGCAATACGTTATATATGGCTTTATGGCGGCTCATCCGCCTCCAAAACATTCTCCGTTGTCCAGTTGCAGGTTATCCGAATGCTCGAAGGCAAAAATGAAAACGCCTTCGTCTTCAGAAAGTTCCACGCCGACATCAAAGACTCTATTTATGCCGACTTCAAAGGCGTTATTTCTGATTGGGGATTAACTGATTATTTTTTGATCCAGCAGGACTTTATCAAATGCAAGCTCACGGGTTCATTTGTCCGGTTCAGGGGTCTTGATAATCCCGAAAAGGTAAAAGGTATCACCCGCTGCAAGCGTATTATCCTGGAAGAGGTGAGCCAGTTTGATGAAGCCGACCTGAAACAGATCCGCAAACGTTTAAGGGGTATGGTCGGCCAGCAAATCATCGGCATATTCAACCCCATCAGCGAAGATCATTGGATCAAAACCAAAATCTTCGACATGCAGCAGCTCATTGAGCAAAACACGGAGATTTATTCGCCCGAGGCCCATCATAATATCCCCATTTCGGGCATGTGGGTCAATGATAAAGGTAATTTGGTAATTATGCGCACGAACTACCTGGACAACGTGTACATAGTTGGCCGGTGGAAAGATGGTAAGCAGATCGGAGGATTTGTGGACCAGCACGTCATCGATGATTTTGAAGAGGATAAGATCACAGACTACAATTACTACCGGATATATGGGTTAGGCGAATGGGGCAAAATACGCGTCGGTGGCGAATTCTGGAAAGACTTCAATGGTAACGTGCACACCGGTAGAACCGAATGGAACGAAGCTTTGCCCATTCATATCACCTGGGACGAAAACGTTAATCCTTATTTAACTTGTCTGGTTTGGCAGATATTGCCGCAGGAGATCGGATTTAAAGCCGTCCAGATCGATGAGATATGTTTGGAAGACCCGCGAAACCGAATCCTTCATGTTTGCTCAGAGTTTAAAACTAGGTATCCTTTTGAGCGCACAAAGGGCCTTTTTGTCTATGGCGACCGTACATCCATCAAGGAAGATACGAAGCTTGAAAAGGGCGAAAACTTTTTTACGAAAATTATACAGGAATTACAAATTTATTCGCCAAATTTACGAATGCAAAGCGTGAACCCGAGTGTGGTTCAAAGTGCAGGGTTCATTAACAGGATATTTGCAGGGGCGATCGGTAATTTAAGCATCGAGATCAACGAAAAGTGCAAGAAAAGCCGGTACGATTACCAGTATGCACTCGAGGATAGCGACGGTACGCTGAAGAAGACAAAAAAGACCAACCCGGTGACGAAAGTAACGTACGAAGAGTTTGGGCACCCGAGCGACGCGATGCGATACTTTTTAACCATGGCCTTTCAGGATGATTATAACAAATACCTGCGTGGCGATAAGAAATCAACGTTAAGAACCGGTAAAGCGGTACATAAACATGTTTCGGGATATTAGGGATGAAAAAATAAAAATATTGATTGGTCGAATGTTATGGTAATCTTGCAGAAAGGCAATATAGGCATTCCCATTCCAACCAATCCGTTATATTATCCAGTGACCGAAGATATTGATTATATCGATGTGACTGACGAACCGCAACATGTTGCCTTTTTAGGACCTGAATTAGCACATAAGTAAGATGCCATACCTGATCCAGAACGACCTCTTAAAGCAGATTCAGCAAGGCAACCTGAATGCCATAACCGGCACCAATTACGCCATTATTGATTCATGGCTGCTCACCGCGCAGGAGACCGCCGAGGAAAACCTTTCGCAGAAATATGACATCAGCCAGGAGTTTACCGATACAGAGGCATGGAACTATTCAGCCGTCTATCAGGCGGCGAACCGTGTATATCTGAATGCGGCGGCTTATGATCCTGTTGCGGGCACTTATGCGTTAAATGCACTGACTTTACAAGCCGGTAACATCTATCAATGTTCAACGGCAATTACGGTTCCTGAAGTATTTAACGCGGCCCATTGGACATTATTAGGCGCGCAATATGCTTTCTTTTATGCGACTTACCCGAAACCAGTCTTCAATGTTTATGCTTTTTACAATGTTGGCGATATGGTGTTCTGGAATAACAATGTCTATACCGCCGCCAAAGCAACGCAAAATCCGAATGATAGTTATGTGCTGCAATATGGCTCATACGGTAATATTCCGCTGAATAACTATTTCCCGGATGCGCCAAACCAAACGCAATGGACATTAACAATCAGCGGTTATAATGTGCCAGCCGACACACCGATAAGCGATACGACTTACTGGACTGCCGGTGATAATCGTAGCCAAAAAATGGTGCGAACATTGATCAACCTGGTGCTTTATTACGCGCATTTCAGGATTTCACCGCAAAATATTCCAGTTCATATTGAACGCGCATATAATGAGGCCCTGGGCTGGATCAAGAACGCCAAGGGCGCGGACATATCGCCAAAGCTTACCAAGTTGCAACCAAGCAAAGGTGCTCGGATACGGTATGGTGGGGACATTCGTTTGAATTTACGTTACTAAATTTATGCTTTATAGCATTGATTTCATAAAATAATACCGCCATGCACAACTGCAGAGTAAGACAGGTACAAAACCTGAACACACCACAACTGACATACGCCTCCCCTATCCAGGGAACGACGCCGAGTACCGCGCCTATTTTAGGATCGGAAGGTATTCCCAAAGAAGTAAAGCGTAATTTGTCGAGCTATATCGCGCCGGTGCAGTTGGTTCGCATGAACCACGATATCGGCATGTGGCGCCAGGCGGTAAACGAGGCTGAGCAGGCCTATTACCCACAGCGCATCCGCATGCAGCGCATG